GAGCGGGGTAGGTGTACATGGTGTGCCTCCTCAGCGAACCAGGTCGATTTCGACGGCGACGTCCTCGCCGCCGGTCAGGGCGATCCCCACGATGGCGCGGGTGTCGGTGACGTCGGCCGCGGTGGGGGTGGTGACCGCGGCGAGCGTCGCGACCGTCCCAGCGGCCCCGGCGACGACGACATCGCCGGCCGCGATGACGCCGGAGGCGAGGATCTTCTGGACCCCGCCCTTCAGGATGGTCACGGACTCGCCGATGGCGGCGTCGAACGCGGCGGTGCCGACCCAGGTGGCGGCCTTCGCGGTGGCCGGGGAGACCTGACGGTCGCCGGTCACGATGACGAGCTGGCCCGCGGTGACGGCCGCCTCAGCGGTGAACGTCACAGCAGCGCCCGGGGTGAACAGGTGGGTGTGCTGGGCCATGATCAGGCCTCCTTCTTCTCGGTGGTGCCCCACGCCTTGGTGTAGAGGCGGTCCTCATCGGACGCCTCGTCGACGCCGCCCGTGTACCCGACCGGGGTCAGGGGGATGGTGTTCGGTGCGAGCGACGCGAGGACCGTGCGAGCGCCCTCGTCATCGGCCTCGAGCTGGGCCAGCCAGTGGTCCTTCCGGGCCAGGGGGATGCGACCATCGGCGATGGCGGCGTCCACGAGGGACACCCGCTCCGCGCGGATCTGCTCCTGACGGGCCTGGCGGCCCTGCTCGGCCGCGGCCTGCAGGTCGGTGAGCTGGGCGGTGTCCATCAGGACGGTGCCCTCGGGCGGGGTGAACTCCTGGCGTGCGGCGAGCGCGGCGTCGACGGCGTTGAGGATGCCGTCGTCGTCGAGCTGCGAGTCGGCGGGGATGCCGAGCCGCTCACGGAGTCCCTTGATCAGGTCTGCCATTGCAGTTCCTTCCTTCGGGGGGTTGATGTTTTCCACCGGCTCGGCCGGGGGCATGGGGGCCACCGCGCGGGCGGAGGCGGTCGCACGGCGGGCGTGCGGGGAGGGGGCCGCGTTGCGGCCCGGGTAGGTGAACTGGGAAAGGTCGAACGACGCGGCGGCGGCGAGATCCTCGTCGACGACGTCGAGGCCCTCGACGCGGTCCGCGAGGCCGGCGTCGACGGCCTCCTGCGCGGAGAACCACGACTCAGCGCGCATCAGGTCCCGCCAGTCCGCGGTCGACCCGCCCGCCTTCGCGGAGTAGATCGACGCGATGTTGTTCGAGACCCTGTTCAGGTAGTCGGAGTACTTCTCGAGGTCCGCAGCGTTCCCGAACGCGAAGCCCCACGCGTCGTGGATCATGAGTTCGGTGTTGCGGCCCATCACGGTCTCGTCCGCGCCGGCCGCGAGGAACGAAGCCGCGGACGCAGCGAGCCCGTCGATGATCGCGACGACCCGCGCCGGGTGTTGGCGCAGCTGGTTCAGGATCGCGACCGCCTCGGACACCAGTCCGCCGGGGGAGTTCAGGTGGAGGTGGATCTCCGTGGTGTCCGTGGGCAGCTTCGCGAGCGACTCGGCGAATTCCTTCGCCGAGACACCCCAGTACCCGCCCCAGTCGTCGATCGGGTCGTACAGGCGCAGCGTCGCGACCGTCCCCTCAACGGCGGGCTCGAGGACCGACATGCGGGAGCCCTCAGAGGGCGGGGTGTGCCCACGGAACCGGTAGGTGGTCTCAGACATCAGTGGTCTCCTCATCAGCAGGGAGTTCGTAGGCAGCCTTGAGGTCGGCCACGGCTTTCTGGGGCAGCCCGTAGCGTTCGCGGAGGAACGTCTCCAGGCCCTGGTCGGGGGTCAGCGCGCCGGAGTCGACCAGTTCCTTGATCGCGTTGGACGTGGCTGCCTGGTGGCTGCCGATCTCGTCCCACACGAGCTTCGGGGCCGGCTCTTGTTCCCCCCAGTTCACGTCCACGAGGTCCTCGACGACGTGTGCGGTCGTGGTGTCCGCGACGTCCATGGCGGTGGCTTGGAGGGACGAGACGAAGAAGTCCGCGAACGTGTCACCCAGTGCGTAGGACCCGGTCGACTGGTCCCCGCCGAGGTTCAGGAAGTGCGCGAGGACCGCGCGGGCGATCTGCTCGTCGTAGTACTTGATGACCGGCATCGGGTCTGGGAGCTTCCCGTCCACGCCCGCCAGCCGCAAGGTCGCACCGTGCGGGATCGCGGCGCCGGCGTGCTCCCCGGAACGGAACTTCCGCGCCAGCTCCAGACCCTTGGCGATCTCCTCCTGCTCCCGAACGATCCGGTCATTTCCCCGGACCGTGTCGTGCAGTTCGGAGGCCGTGTAGATCGGGACACCCAGGCCGTTCCGGTCGATGGTCTGCGCCCCGATCCGGAGCAACCGGTCCTTCAGGAGCCAGAACTTGTACGCGGGGCGTAAGAACGATTGGCCGAGCCACCCGCCGCCCTCCCGCTCGTTGACGTAGGCCACGAGACGGTCCACCGTGATCGGCTTCTTCCCCATGTGCTGCTCGATCGAGACCAGACCACCATCCGCCGCGACATTGATCGCGGACAGGGTCGTCGGGGGGCGGTAGGCCAGCTTCCGAAGCCGGGCCCGGTCCCCCTCGATGCGGTACACCTGCTCGAAGAACGCGTGCCCGAACGTCTCCATCAACAGTGCGAGACGGAGATGGTGCTGCCACGAGAACCTGTCACGGGTCCGCAACACCGGCCGGGGCCCCTGCCCCACCACCGGCAGACCAAGGTCGTCCGCCACGAGGTCCACGACCTGCGGGTCGGCCCCGTTCGGGTCCACCCGCCACGGGGTCCGCAGGATCGGCAACGTCACCGCGCGGATCACCGAGATCACCTGGGCGTCCTGGCGGCGCATCTTGTCGTACACCGAGACGTTCAACGGCCAGCGGAGCTCCGGGGTTTCCTCCTCGTCTAACGTCCACCACGAGGTGGTCTTCGTCGAGTACCCCACCTCAGCGAGGGGGACGGCGCCACGTGCGTCAACCATTCACGTCCCCCTTTCGCGGGTCAGAAACCAATGGAGGCGAGGTCATCACCGGGCGCGCCCAGCACGTCATGAGATTCCAGGGCCGCCGGAGGCGGTGGAGGTGGTGGAGGTTCCACCACCGGGTTGTTCAACAGCCACAGCGCCCCGATGAACGCCATCAGCGGGGAGATGTCCGACGGTGACTTCGACCGGTCCAACACCCACCCATCCCCAAGCTTCTTCGCCACCGCGGTCCCCGCCGCGATGTCCAGCGTGGGTTGCGGATTGTGGAGCACCTTGACGTCCCGCACCGCGTCATAGGCCTCACCGTGCGCGCCGGTCAGGTCACCGCCCGCCCAGTCCACGACCTCGATGTCGAAGTCCTCGTCCTCCTTCAGCCGGGTCAACAGCTGGGAGACCGGGGCACCGCGGGCCTGCCCCGTCACCGCCCCGATCCGGTCACGGCGCTTCGGATCCAGCAACCAGTCCTTGACCCAGTCCTGCCCGTACCGTTCCGCGACGATCTCAACCTTCGGAGTCCCATCCGGGGTGCGACCCGCGAACGCGACCCGCGTCATCGACCGGTCGTGCGACGTGTCGAGAGCCGCCATGACCGTGGAGCCTGGGACGATGCGTTTCTCCAGCGGGATGTACTTCGAGCCGTCTGTGGCGTCCAGGACCTCCACGGTCCCCTTCTCCCACGAGCCTGGCGGGAATGGGCCGTCGAGCAGACCTGACGCCCACTGGCATAACACCTCGGTGCGGAACACCCACTCCGGGTCCGTCCGCGCGTCCCGCGCGAGCGTCTTCTCCTGGATCAGATACCCCAACGCCGGGTTCGCCTGCGCCCACTCGTCCCGGTCCCACTTCGAACACCCCGGGGTGGAGGACCACTCGAAGATCCCGAGGGAATCGAGCTCCTCCTCCCACTGGGTGAAGTCGTCCGCGGCGTCCTCGTCGCCGTCGTCCTCGCCCAGGTCCACCGAGGTGGGATTCACGAGCGGGTCATCACCGCAGATCCCGTCCGGGTCACCTAGTGCCTCGTGGGCCATCTTCCGCAGGTGATGCAACACCACCGACGTCATGTCACCGGCGTTCGACAACGCCAGGATCAGGGAGAACATCTGGGCGTTCGTGGTCTTCGTGATCGCGCCCCACGCCAACCAGTTCTGGTGCTCCCGGAGCTCGTCGAGGAGGATCAGGTTCCCCGACAGCCCGCGGCCCGCCCGCCTGTTCGCGGCCTTGACCTTGTACCGTGTCCGGCCGGCCACAGGACCCGGCTTCAGAACCAGGGCTTTCTTGCCGTTGACCTTCACCACGGCCTGGATCATCGGCGCCAGATCCGGGTCGTCCTCGAGCATGTCGACGGCGCCCTGCCACACTTCTTCGGCGACGTCGAGGTCCTGCGCGGTCCCCAACACCAACGGCCAGCCCTGGATCATCATGAACCACAGCGCCAGCACCTGGGAGAGCGTCGACTTGCCGTTCTGCCGGGCCACGAGGACCACGACGATCCCGAACCGGAGCGACCCGTCCGGCAGGAGCTCCAACAGGTGGATCAGCAACCACTTCTGCCAGGGCAGCAACTGGACCTCGAGGATGTCCTCCGCGAACGTGATGACCGAGAACCCGAGCGAGGTCTCCGGGGTCAACTCCCGCAACGGCGGGGTGTAGATCCGCGGGACCTCCGACCCGTACCGCTTCGGCCTGGTCTTCGTCGCTGCGGCCGACATGATGTCAGGCTCGGATCAGCTCGAACCGCTCCGACGTCGCGCCCACGGTCGCATTGAGGTCGTGGAACAGCGGGTCCCCGCCGTCGTACGGGCCGCCACGCTCCACGACGACGACGTCGAGCGAGACGCTCCGCAGGTGCTCCCGAGAGCGGAAGAACCTGACGAAACCCACGCCGTCGAACGCAATCGACTCGCTCCCGTTCTTGCGGCGCACCGTGACGGAGTCCTTGGGGAACTTCGACAGGGCATGCTCGGCACACTCCGCGAAGATCTGCCGGCCGAGATTCCCTTCGAGGAGGAACCCGACACGACCACCCGTCGCGGCGTCGAACACCGCGCCCTCGGTCACATACCGGTTCATCCTGCGCCTCCTTGGAGTACTTGTAGCTTCGAGACCTTCGACCGGGGCTTCTGCTCCTCCGGCTTCCCAGCCACCGGCACCGCGGCCGGCGTGATCTGCAACTCCGAGCAGCCCTTCAGGTAGGACGGGATAGTCCCGAACGCCGCCCGCTGCAACGTGTCGATACCCTCGCGTTGCGCCTCGTCGATCAACCACGCCAGGGTGCACACCGCCTCGATCGCACCGGAGTACTCCGCGCGGTCCTTCAGGTGCTTCGCCGCGGCCACCGACCTGCGTGTCGCGTCGTACATCGTGCCCCGGCGACGCTTGATCGTCGACATCGGAGAGAACTCGTGACCCCACTTCGCGAGCGCGCCGTGCATGTCCCGGATCACCTGCAGGGCCGGGTTCGTGACCTTGCGGCCCTGGGCGTCCTCGATCGTGACGCCGAAGGACTGGACGTCGAGGGATGCGAGGCGGAGTGCCTGGATCTGCGCACAGTAGGCCTCGAGGTGGATCGGGTTCACCCGACGGGCAGGAGGGAGGGACGCGACGACGTCGTTCCAGATCGGCACGAGCTGCGCGTCGAGGTACTCAGGAGGCTCCATAGAGCACCTCCCGGCGGATCACGTGAACACGCCGTGAGAACTGGGTCATCCCACCCGCGTAGCGCAGACGGCGGGCCACACCCGTGGCCGGCATGTGCGGCCACCGGGCCAGCACGTCCCGGATCTCGGCGTCGACGGCGTCGAGTGTCGAGCGCCGGTGGTATGTGAGGGGGCGGGCGGGGTCGATGGCCCGGCGGACTGTGTTCCGGTCGATGCCAAGCTCGCGCGCGATGGCGCGGATCGGGGTGCCGGTGGCGTGGAGGGCCCGGATCGGGCGGCGATCATGCACGTGGCACCTCCCCTCGGCGGGTGCGGTTTCGGCGTAGACCCCAACGTCTGGGGGGACTCCCCCTTCTCAACCCCCGGGGGGAGAGGGAGC